AACCTTACGATTCCCTAGCCTCTTCCCCCATGCCGCTAAACTGTGACCGTTTTCGATAGAGGGATTGTGTAGCCTTGACATTATCAAGGTATCTCTCACTTTCTTCAAGCCAATCCTCGTTCCCCACAGCCTGTTGAGCACTGGTGCGTCGAAGCCGATCAAGTTGTGTCCTATCAATCTCTCTGCTTTGTTTATTAAGGGTATGAGTGTATCCGGTTTTGTGTGACATATGTATTCGCCTGTCTCGCTGTTATGGGTATAGCATAACCAAATCTTGGTCTGCTTGCTGTCTGTCTCGATATCGAGAACTAAGTTCACATTACTTTCCTTTCGCTAATTCAATCTCCACTAGTTTAGCATAACCACCCACGTCGTGCCAACTATCATCATAGAAGGGGTCACCATTTACAATCCGCGCCAGCTTGTTAGCAATCAAGTCCAAGCTCTCCTGCATATAGGGTTCCATCGCATTCCAACTATCACCCCCACGCATAATATCTTTTAACCATTGCGATGTGGCTGACACATTCTTGTACTCACCGTAACGATTCTCACGCTGGTCTAGCGTCTCAGTTACATCCTTCATAACAATCCTTCCTGCGGCTTCGCGCATTGACATCTCACGGTCTTCAAAATACTCCCAGTCACCTTCCGGGATTAGCTCATTCAACTTTATAAAAGATGGGTTAATCATCTTGTTCCTCTGGGTTAAGGCGTTTAGCATCCTCAATCGCCAATTGAATTGCAGTTAATATACCTAGTCTAGTCAACGCATCTAATTCCTCTGGTGAAAAATTGCATTGATAATCTGCACTACCATCCTCGTTCTCACGGATTAATGTTACGCTTGCTGTTCCAATAGTATCAGTCATACTTCTTCTCCATAATACTGAAGCACAACTTCAAGTGCTTCTCTTAGTGTTTCGATCTGAGCTATATCTTCATCTTTGTCTGTAGAAAATATAGCTACGAACCCATGATCTTTTTCCTTGTACCTTTCTAGATACTCTTCCATATAACCATGCACTCTTTTTAATTCTTTGGTGACAATTATGTCTTGAAAATCCTCACTAAGAATGTCGTTTATATCAACCTTCAAAACAATGCCTCCTCTGTCTGCTCAATTAACAGCCCATGTCGTATCTTGTATGCTCGTTTCTGCACCCACTCAGGCTTGATGCCAAAGGGGTTGAAGCATACGCCTGTCTTACTGCAATACCCGTAGTCTTCAAGCATCTTCTTCCTCACAATAAACAAACACCTCGTCATCAGGGTCATAGCCTATCTCTAAGTAGGCGGCATTGATAGCATCTTCTGCCGTGTCAGCATCAACGTGTATAACCTTGCTGCCGAACTCTACTGTCCATTCTTTCATATGTTGTCATCCTCCATAAGGTCAATTGATTCTGACAGTATACCATTCTTTTGGTTATATTGCAAGCCAAATTTAGTCCCAGTCGCGCGCCCGGTAAATCTATCTTTTAACACACGAAACGTGGTGGTCTGCCGTTTAATAGGATCGGAGTGCTGTTTGTTGCGCTCTAACCCGAACATGTAGTGGCTCCACCTAGCGATAGCACGTGAGCCAGTGAAATGCTTCTCTAACACACGACCGCCCTCCTCATGCGCCTTACCCTCTGGTGTGGTGAGGTGACTAATGAAGTGGATGATGATGCCTAGCTCTTGTGCTAGTGAGGCCATGTCTGCCATGATACCGTCTAGCGCACGTCTCTCATCCTGCTCATTAGCCGACAGCGCAGTCAGGTGGTCTAGGTAGATGTGGTCAATGTCATAAGCCTTGTTAAAGAACTTGATGATATTCTTGATACTACGCCATCCCATCGCACCGAAGTGCTCCATCATGTACAGCTGCTCACGATTCTCTAGCCTGTCAACACTCTCCTCGTACTCCTGTCGCGTCCAATCCATATCAGGCACATGGTACAGCTTCTTATCTAGCTTACCCATCACACGCTGACTTGTCTCTACCACGTTCTGCTCAAGGTAGATAACACCGACCCGCAGACCCAACTTGTCAATGTCATAGGCAATCTGTTGAGTAAACACGTCAGTCTTACCGACCCCAACACCAGCACCGAAAGCATACAACTCTCCCTTACGTCGCCCATAGGTTACCTCTGTTAGGGTATCAAAGCACCACGGCACACCTGCTACTGGTGGTGCTAACAGCCTCTCCTTGATGTCAGTGATGGTGACGATGCCCTCTGGCTTGTACGCATCAGCCCCATACCACGCATTACTAAACTGTGCCTCACTCTTATGCGCTAACCATTCACACGCATCCTTGTAGTCGTTGTGATGCCTGAACATACACGCCTTCGACCCCAACAGCTCAGCTACCTTCTTCGTGGCCTCCTTCCCTGCCTCGTCGTTGTCAAAGCAAATAACCACCTTGTCGAATGAGTCAATCCACTCGAACGCTGCCTTACAGTCGGACAGGGCACTCTGAGCACCGGAGCGCACACTAACAGCAGGTAGGGTTGTCATCTGATGGACAGCCAAGGCATCGAACTCACCCTCTGTTATCGTGAGCACCTTCCCTCCCTGTTGGAAGCGACTTTGACCGAACAGCACCGCACCCTTCCAGTCACCCTCGACCTTGAACTGCTTATCCTTACTCCGCACCTTGACAGCGATAGCTTCGCCTGTCTTGTTGTGGTAGGGGAATATCACCTCACCATCAGTGGTTTGCTCCACCTCGTAGGTACGCATGGTTGCAATGGTTAACCGTCTAGCTGGAAAAGCCCCCACATACGCATCAGAACGGGCTACAACGGGTTTCTTTACCTCGGTGTATACGTGGGTATGGGTAGAGGGTTCTATCGCCGCCTCGTCCCTCCTGTACGTTCCGCAGTTGAAGCACTTGGTACTGCCGTCCTCGTTAACAGCTAGTGGGTCAGTGCCTCCGCAGTCGGGGCATGGTTGATGTATCTTCTTGAATGCCATTATAAATCCCAGTTGTCATGTAACACCTGCATCGCTTCATACTCCTCGATGGTTAGTAGTCTCCCTTGTTTCTCATGGTAGAGGGATTCTAGAAACTGCTTGAGTCCTATTGTTTTAATCAGGTCGTGCGCGTCAGACAATGTATAGTATAAGGATACCTCCGCTTGTATCCCTATACAGTCATCTTCTTTACCCTCAAGCGTGTTAATCATATAATTCCCTCTTATCTTCATAGTCTATATAGTTAGCAACATCCGTGCCAACCTCGCTTCTTAAATCTTCACGTGTTAACACCTTAACCTCGTCAGATATGTAGCTAAAGCAGCTCTCGCACATATCTAAGAAGCTATTGTCGGCAACTTTCTTTATCGTGGCCTCAAATGGTGTTAAAATCACGTTACAGCAAGTGCATCTCATCTGTTCACCTCGTATTGTTTTTTGATGTAATCCCCTGTTACACTACCACCAATGGTGACAGCAATAACAAGGGATACGTATACTAACACAACTTTCATTTAACCGCAACCAATTTAAATACCCCCTCTTGGTTATTCTCTTCCAACCAGTAGAGAGCATTAGCCCTCTCGGTTGTACGATAGACGAGTAAATTCGTCCACATAGTTCTTATTTCATACATCGCAATCCCTATACGTCACATCAAAGGACATGCTCTCACCTAGGGTGTTAAATGCCTCTCTGATGGGCAAGAGGATAGCCTGAAGCTCCTCCTGCACCAAGGTTGATCTGATGATAAGGGAGACAGCGGGTTCTCCACCGTCCTCCTCGTTAGCGTAACCCTTAACCGTTATGTTGCGTAAAAGCATCTTCATCCTCCAAGTCAAAATCTTCTAACCTACGACCATTACCGAACTCCCACCCACTCTCATAGGCGTCGTACTCAGGCTCATCGACGTAGGGGTTTTCGTAGGGCATACCGTTGTAACCATCAATAGCCCCTATGCTGTGACAAATTGCGTAATCTCCCATCATGCCTCCACGTGTTGATGGTTAATAGATACAGAGACAATGGAATCCCTAGCTATGCTACGATAGCCCTTCTTCTGCATATCCCAGATGGTGATGTAGGCGTCTTTGTCCAGATGGTTAACCCCGACCCCTACTGGATGTCGCAGGGCTTTAATAACACCCATACGACCATTCA